CTTAGGGACTTCCATTAATTCGGAAGGGCTTCAAGCTGTAAAACGCTATAAAGCATACAAGGCCATGTTTCTTGAGGTGGTTGCGTCTAATTCGCTGCCCCGCAGAAAACATCGTCACGCTATGCCGTTATATCGGCTAGCGCTCGAGTTTAGAGATGACAGTTTTATATTGTCACTTCTCCACACGGTTTTTAGAGCTTATGATCTCTATCTACCGACGCAGAAAGTGCTTGACGCTGCTCTGCAGGATTTCCAAGATTCATTTCTTGTGGAATCTCCGGACCTACAGCAACACGACGGTTTCGTCGTGCTCCAAGACGAAACTTTTAGTTTCGAATCTCAAGTGTCTGATTTAGTCAGGCACGAAGCCTTTCAGGAATTTTCCAAAAAGGTTAACTTCGACCGTTCTTACAGACCGGAAGAAAAAGCGATACTTCTGACTAAGAAGGGTACATCCCGACCTAGTACAGTATCATCTTCGGGACATCAAGTGAGGGGCTATGCTCCGTCAATTGTTGGGTCAACAGCCGAATTGACCGCGGGTCTTGAAACCCGTATCCCCGGGCATAGTGAAGACTATGTCTCCACTGTGACTGCCCTTGGCAATGCCATTGGGAAGCGGTCATTCCCCTCTATGGAGATGACTTTTCAGCCACCACCTAAAGGTGAGCTGACATCCACTCTACGTAGAAACGTAGTTTTAGGCGCACCAGGCTATAAAGCCCGCATTATTGCTATAGCTGACTATAATGTCAACTATGCTCTGTCGCCTCTGCATAAATGGGCATTTGATGTCCTAGCAGAGATTAGTTCTGATTACACCTTTGATCATTCAAAGGGTTTTCAGGCCTTAAGCCGATTCACTAAAGAATCGTCTTTTGTGGCGTGTTTCGATTTATCGAACGCGACAGACGCCTTACCAGTTAAACTGGGGGAGTCAGTATTGAGGCATATTGCACCTAACGGTGCGGAGATCGCTCCTTTATGGACTGATCTTATGGTAGGTCTGCCTTTTGACGGACGCTACTACCGAGTCGGGCAACCCATGGGGTTGCTCTCGTCGTGGGCCGTTGGATTAGCGTTAACACACCATGTTATAGTGTGGTTAGCGGCTAAGATGGGAG